TTCTGCTGAACTGGCCGGTATCAGGGTCAACCTCATAGCGGTAATGGCGCAAGCAGTTTAGACCATCTGCGGTATTTTCTCTATCAAAGTAGCAATTCGGGAAGATAGTTCTCGCGGCGTTGATCGAGTCAACCACCGGCACGCGCTCCAGCACCCGCGTCTTAAAGCCTGCGCTCCGCACAATGTCCTCGATACTCCGACCTGCGGCGGCCAGCGTCTTGTTCTGCGCATCGTGCGGCAACCAGATCGTGTCGTACACATAGCCAAAGGATTGAAGGTCAGCTAGATAGCTAGTCATTGTGCGCTGGGTATCCTCAAAGTATCGGATCAGCCGAGTTTCCATGCCGATAAACTGTACGAACCACCACGCTGTAGCGTCGGCCCAGCCAAGATCGCAGACCGCGTGGACCGGCTTGGTTGCGTCATACGGCACCTTCATAATCCGATTCTCAGTCTCGGCTTTAGCCATCTCAGCGCCAAAGATCGCCCCGTCAACCGTCTGCCGACACAGCCCTTCCCAAACCTGGTTGTACGCTTCCTGATCCCGTGCCTTTAGCGAGTCCTTTTCAGACCGCAGGGTTTCAGGAAACCACGGGTTGTCAGACCAATTGATCTTCTGAACTACCGCGTCAGCAGGCGGCTTGGCCACGAACCGCTGGTAGGTTTCGTCCGTTTCCAGTTCAGGGTTAAACGTGATCCATATCTCGCTGCTTTCCTTACGGATGGTCGGGATCAGGATATTCCAGCTGTTCCGGCTCACCGTCTGCGCTTCCTCGACCCAGCAAATGTCGATGCCCTCGTAGGATTTGACGTTGGCAATATTGTTCTTTAACCCGACGAACGCAAACTCGCTGCCATTCTTGCCCCGCAGCGCGTTCTGGGTAATCTCGAAAAAGCTAGTCATTTCCAGCGCAACGATCTGGTCGCACAGTAGCTTGTGGACGCTGTCGCGGATGGATGTCTGGAATTCCCGTGCGCAGAGGATACGCAGCGGCGACTTGGCGGCTTTGATGAGCAATGCCCTAGCAACCGCCCAGCTCTTTGCCCCGCCCCGCCCACCGTACAGGACGCGATAGCGTGTCTTTGGTGGATTGAATAAGACTTGCGCCTTGCTGGGAAATTCAGCCTTGGCGACTATGCCCTGAAGGTCACTCATGCTGCCCAAGTCTTAGAAAAAATATGGCGACGCTTGCCTAGCCACGCGACTGTGAAGCCTTGCCGCGACCAGCCGTCCATGTTGATGTCATAGACCTTGCCGAGGCAGAAGTAGATTTGCAGGCGACTAGCCTTAATTACTATCTGCATCGGGCTTGATGAATGTCACCTGGATGCCTGTCAGTATCGAACTGCCGTCAGCGTTCTCTAGCGCCACCGCTTGATGCGCCTTGCCGTCTACGCGGTCAATCAACTCTTTGATCGCCCACGCTTCGCCCTGCTCGGCTTTGCTCACCAATTCCTCGGCGATCTTGCGCAAACGCTCTGGCTCTTGCGTCAATACCAGCCGCAGCTTGTCGTAGAACATCCTCGACTTAGCCGCGTTCTGATTGCCTATTGGTGCGCCACTATTTGCCATATTGTCACAATCCCCAAGTAATTGATTCCACGAAGGAATTATTTCTTCGGCTTGTCTTTTTTCTCGGCGGCACGCTTCACGGCGTAGCTTATCGCCACGGCCTGCTTCACAGGCACACCAGCCTTGACTTCCGATTTGATATTCTTTTGGAAAGCCTGTTTACTGCTCGACTTGGTCAGCGGCATCGTTCGCTCCTTTGCTTAGTTCAGCCAGCACACGGTTGTACTCTTGGATTGCGCCGCTGATCTGCAACAGGATCGATTCATGTTGCTTCGCCAGTTCTTGCAGTTCAGCCAGGCGTTTAGCAATTTGGTCAGGTGTCATTTCTTCTTCGCTGTTTTGGCGCTTTCTTTAAACGCTTTAGCCGTGGGTGCGCCTTCTGACCCAGGCTTGCGCATACGTTCAGGGGTCTTGCCTGCTTCCTTCTGGCGCTCAATCCTCTCGCGTTTAGCGTGGATGTTTGCGTACAACCCAGGTTTAGTCGCCATTTTTGCCCCTTGTTTCGCCGCATCCAGCATCATGGCCTTTTGCGACTGTCATTTTTAATTTCTCAATTTCCGCTTCTAATTCCTGCGTCATGCAGAAATAGGCGGCAGCTTGTGCCACCGCCTGATCCCGTTGCCCTTCAAGCATTTCAATCAAAAACTGTACTTCAGCATCCGGGTGTTTCAACATTACGCTGTATCCGAAACCATCAGGAAGTACGGAGTGCCATCGCTGGCCACAATTCTGATGGTGTGACTTACAGCCGATGCCACGTCAGTAGCCACCATAGCCGCTGGCACGTTCATCAGGTTGGTCATTGTGCCGGAATTGCTGTTGGTAAACCGCAGGAATGCAGCCGAACCAGGCAGCGTCACGGTATTGGGAAAATCCGAATCAACCTGAATTGCGGCCAACGTGCCGCCCGGTGTGACACCCGTTGCAACACCCAGCGTTGCGCGTAGTGCATTGCCAGCACCGCTGATCGTGCCGCCAGTGTTCACCGACAAGCTAACGTGTGCGCCGTTAGTGGTCTGGCCAGCGCCTTGCGCAGCCGTTACACGGGACAAAGCCCGCAGAGTTTCACCAGCGCCAGCGCCAGCAAATTCCACACGGGAATACAGGCCACGAAAATCACCCGACGTGTGCGTGGTGCGCGAATAAATCTGATTTAAGTTGCCCGATGCAGTATTGGCAATAGGCACTGTCGCGGTGCCGACTTCAAAACTATTTAAGGCTGGGTCAGCGTATGCAACGCCAATGGCTTGAGTATTAGACATAATATGTTCCTTTTAACAGTTCCAATTCTTTAGGGATGCCTTGGCTCGTTCGGCTGGGCCTTTGGCGTGCTTTACCACCCCTTCCATTCTCGCGCAAAAGCTCGCCTTGCGTCCAGCGTCAGCCTTTGTCTTTGGGTTTGGTGCTGGTGGTTTTAAGTTTGAATCATTCTTGCGGTTGTACTCTGCCCGACCCTTCGCGGTCATACCCGCGCCTTTCTCAGTCGGGTTGTAATTCTTGCCCTTGCCGGTCGTGGTCTTGGCGATTGGCTTGTCGTGTTTAGCCATTCTCAGCCTCGACGATCATGGCGATGTCGGCTTCCTGAATAATCTGGTAATCCTGCCCGTCCACCTCGTGAACCGGCCAATCCAAATAAGTGCCGTTTCCGTACTTTACAAAGTCACCAACCTGCGTGTCCCGCACCTGTGGCCCAACAGCCACCACAGTGCCTTCGTTAAATTTTTCGTTGTTGGGAACGTACAAAATATCCGACAAGCGACGCACCACAGGGCGCACCACAACGCGATCACGCAACGGTTTAATGTCCATTTTTCGGCCTTCCTCTTTTTTTCGTTTGCGCCACAGGCTCATAGACCGGCTCATGGGCGATCAACTGATGCTCACCACACCAGTCCATTTCGTGCTTGTTTTGAGTTTCGGGAAAACGACGGCACAAGCCCATAACCTGGGCCTGCGTGAAGAAACGGCAGGATTTGCAACGTACGTCGCTCATACTGCCGTTTTTCCGGCTTTCATTGCTGCGTTTAAGCCTGCTGCAATTTCTTCAGCAATAGAACGCACTTTTTTTTCGTGCATTCGTTTCATCCGGTGTTCAGCGGGGGTTGCCACGCGTTCCTTTGTAGATGGCTTCGCTGATTTTCCCGCTTCGGAATGCGTTTTCGAGTGCATCGGAAAGCCCCTTTCGGACTTCAGTATGGTTAAATTTGGGCAACTTGTCAAGACCGCTTACAACTACCGCCTTACCCGGCCCTCTGCTGTTATCAATGGCAACCAAGTGAAACCGCGAATCATCGCCATATTTTTGTTGCAATTTTTCCATTACCTCACGCGATCCGGCATGGGTTCTGAAATGCTCATCAATCGGCACCGTCCTGCCCGTGCCTGTCTCCGCTTCCATGCGGCTGGCGCGTTTTAATGCGCCGTTTTCCATCGCCTCTACAGGGTCGCGGTACGTGTACACAATCGCCACTTTCCTGCCAGCCCGTAACGCTTGACTGATTTTTTTATCAGCAGAATCGAACGAATTCATGTTCGTGTCGTAGACAATTTCAGCGTTGCGGATGTTCTGGGAAACTTTGTTAGCTTCTTGCAAACCCGTGGTTTTGCCAGCGCCAGTGCCGCCAGCGGTAAACAAAACCGTGTTATCTCGGCCTGAAGGAGTGGGTTGCGATAACTTGTCAGCATACATCTGCTTAACAAGCGCAGACGATGGTTCGTGTACATCCGCTGATCGCGTCCGGTCAGCCCGGTATTCGGGCGACATCTCACGCGCATCGTCGGTGTTTAGGATGCGACCGTTTTCGGTCGAAGGGAGTGCGGCATATTCACTGGTTAACCCCTGATAGTCAGTGGCTAACCGATCAAAATATGCTTTTTCAATCGGGTTTGTCGATTGAGTGGCAGAAGGCAGACTCGGCTGCGGCGCTAATTGCGCAACCCTCGAAATCATGTCAGGTTGCGCTTGACCCGCCGCTGCCAAGTCCGACAGCGATGTCGCCATTTATTTTTGGTAAGACGAACGGTCGTGCGTATAGCACACGCCCTTAGAACGGCCACCGTTAAATTCTTTGTTGCTGCCGGTGCCGTCAGCCATGCCCATCCCTACGCCGTTCACAATCTTGCCACGGCGCTCACCCGACGAATCCGAAGCGGACGCGCCAGCAGGCGGCTTAGTGCCGGAACCGTAGCCCTTTGGGGTCATTTCTGCGTTGTCTTTCATGGTAGTCCTTTCAGTCAAGGAATTTGAGTTTGTACAGCGTCGAATCGATCAATTCTGAGATTTCGTCAATGATATTCTGAATTTCACTGTCTTGGGGTAAATGTTCCCGTGCTTCGTCAACAAATTTCTGCATTTGTTTGAGATAAGCGATTGGGTCTTTGCCTGCGTGGAAATCATCGGGATATTTTTTGATCTTGCTATACCGCCCCTGATAAGCCTCGGCAAACTTGTCGGCCAACTCAATAACATCCTCGTAATACCGTCCCAGCGCCTTGTGCGCAGCATAGGAATCAGTGGATAAGTGCATAAAATGCGCCACCGTGCTGCTGTGGAACAGCGTAGCGATGAATTCTGCGGCTTCTTCGTCCATATCAGCCTTAAAAAAAAGACCGGGTTAGCGACCCCGGCCAAAGCAGCGTCCCAACTAGAGGAGCGAAAAGAGACGCTGCCATTCTGTGTCATTAGGCACGGGTACGTCAACTGGCCATAATCCCGCGTCCACCAAGTTCTCAACCGTCTTACGGTGCGCCAGCCACCAGGCTTGTTGTCGTTCCTTGCGCGACCATTTGCTGCCCTGATCGATGTCAAAGTGGCACGACGCACATAATGCCGCGATCAAATTATCGTCCGACTTAATCGACCGGCCCTTGCCGCCGCCCCAGTTAGTGTGCGCGGCTTGGACAAAATCATACGACCCGCAGAGCTGGCATTCTAGCGTAGCCACCAACCGCAATAGCTTCTGGCTGCGCACATATTTGCGTTTAGGGATACTGATAACGGTCATTTTTGTCGTGGTTTTTGTAAATGCTTTCCGATCTGCGGTCTAAGCAAGCGGCGCATATCCAGCGTTTTGTATTCCTAAAGACCCTTAGTTCGCCTGTCGCTTCCTCGCGGTGCGCTTGGCAGCTTGTGCAAAACCGGCGCTTTGGTTCAGCTTCCATTTTTCCGATGCTCTCGGTCAAAATAGCCGTTTTCAGCCTCCAGCACCCGCAGATCATTAGCCGCATCCGATACGCCGTGCCAATCTGCACGCGTCACCATCAATTGCAGGTAATCAATCAAAGTTTGTCGCTGCGCTTCGTAGTTATTCATTTCAGGTTCCTCTGCCGGATCATGTCGGCTAGCTCTACTGGCTGTGCTGCGCGGCTGGCTTCCTCGCATAGCTTGGCGCACTCTGTTCGTTCTCGTTTAATCGCCCAGCGCACCGCATCGCGGGTATCGCTGTGCAGCATGATGGCCGACTTTAGGATTTCGTCGGTATTCATACGCGAAGCATTAAACCTAAGACCTTCGATAAAAATGACTCGCGGCGCTGCTCTATACCCAACAGCACGGCTTGCATAAACTGTTCTTCTTTGCTGAAAAAGCTAGGTCGGAAACATGGTATGTAATGCGACCCGATCTTAATAGGTTCCTCTTTAATAAATTTCCCATCTCGTAACATCGTCACCTCCATTCAATGCCTTTTTGCGCTGCCCACGCATCCAGCCATTCAATAAATTCGCCAGCATCCTCTACGGAAAACTTAGCGCTCTGAAGCCCTAATTGAACTACCCGATGCCCGTCTAAGCTCGGCACCACCGACCCAATCCGGCGGTTAGTGTCCGCAGCCCACTGGTCAATTAATAACCGCTTCCAATCCTCTAGCGTCCAGCTCGACCCCGCTTCGCCCATCTGTTTGGCGATGTCGCCGATCATGGCGTGAAACTTGGCGTTCTGGTCAAGCGTCCGCGTCAGCGGCCTGATCTCAAGCGTAAATTCTTTTCCTGCTTCTAACGCTGGCTTTAACTTCGTCCACAAATTGCCCATTAAATCTTTGGCCTGCGTGGTTGAACGTAGCTCAACAATCATTTCAGCCCTATCAATTTCAACGCACTATCGACAGATTCTACGACCGCCAGCGGTCCACCATTCCAGTTGTAATGCCAGATTACCTGCGCTGGGTTTAGCTTTTTTTCGCTTGGCGACGCTTCACCGTTTTTGATCTCGACCAGAAATGTTTGTTTCCTGAATCCGACCAGTAAATCCGGCACGCCGCTACCGACCGTAGCCAAACTCTGAACCGTTGCGCCAGCGGCCCTAAGTGCCTGGACAATATCTTCATGGTTTTTGTCTACTCTTGCTGCTCTGCGCATTCATGTCACCAATTAAAATTTCGACTGCCTTTTGCCCACGCTTGACAGCAATCTGGCGCTTTATATCTTCCCACCACGTTACCGCCGCTTTCGCGCCGTGTTCCTTTTTATGCAATTTGTACTGTGCTACCCAAAACTTCGCTTCTGTAATTCGCCGCCATTCCTCAGACCAGGTGTATTCATTCATTCGGGTCATCAAGCAACAGCACAGCCAACCAGCCAGCAATAAAAAAAACAACACCAGCGCCCACCAACCCACCTGCGACCAGCAAAATAATCTCAGCGAAGGTTACGTTCATCTTCTGCCCTCTGAATCAACATTTTGATTTCAGCCACCGACATACCAAATTTTTCGTGCATATCCAGAATCAGCGCCGCCGATACCGCACAGGTGCCGTGCCGGAACTTTGAGATCATGCTAGGTGCGCAACCAATCTCACGCGCTAACTCACAATCGTTGACGCAATGCAACCTGTTGCGCAGATCGTCCATCAGCGCGTGCGGTGGTATTGGATTTTTTCTCATTGCTTTTCCTTATGTTGGTGCGTTTAACGCTGCCTTGGCCATCGACACCTGAACCGGCAAAAGAGATTTGTCGCCATGTTCGTGCCGTTCCATAATTTTCTTTGCCCATCGCTTATGGTCAATGTGGCTTGATTCTGACTTATAAACTTGCATCTTTGCAAGATATTTTTGTGCAACTTCAGCAGAAACTTTAACCGGCGGCAAAGAAACCACAGGTTTAGGTATTTCAGGCCATTGCGATTTTTCTAACTCATCACCGAGTGCGCTTTCCCACCGACCCTTAATTTGCGGGTAAGTTGCGTTTTTTATATCAAACGCCCCAACGCGCACAGCAGCCCAAAAAACCGCCGGATGGCTCCATACCCCAACCTCGCCTCGATCTCGCGCCATAAGCCCGTTTAATGCCTCTGTGAAGGCTTTTTGAGCGTCTAGCTTTGGGCGGCAAAGATTGATGAACTGCGGCAGGCTCGGTGGCCATTCCAAAGTCATTAGCGCCTGTGCGCCTTTGGTAACTTCCTCGCGGCTAAGTTTGCCCAGCTCTTGCGACCAAAGTGCCTTGACCTGTTCTGGATCGGTGCCGCGCCACATATCGGCAAACTTGCTGCCATAAAGCGCAGCCATGCGTTCAAACAGTTTCTCAATCCAAGCGGTCGGTAGCGGTTCAGATGTCGATAATTGTGGTGTCATGGCTTTTCTTTCCGGTTAATCCTTCGATGATTTCACGGCGGCTGCGATCTTTGGCGCTTTCGTAAACTTTTGGCTGGCCTTGAATCCAATCAGCCTTCAGCCCCTGGCTACCGCGCAGGCACCATTCCCGCAAAAACTGCTCCAGCGACCAGTTGAGTTTGGCAGCTTCGTCTTTTGCAGCTTTAATTACCGTTTCGGAAACAACGGCATTTTTGCGTTTACGCAAAGCAATCCAATCTTCCCAAACCGTTTCGTCAACATCGGTGGGGCGCAACGGAGTTGCGCTATTCCTTTTCCCTGTTCCCTTTCCCTGTTCCCTGTTCCTTTCCTTTCCAGAGGGTAGGGCTACCGGATCACTACCGTAGTCGTGCGGTATATCGCAAAATGCCTTGATTTTGCTAGGTGTTTTCTTGTTGATGACTTGATGCTTTTCAAAGTTGACAACTCGACCATAAGTCTTGCCATCAGACCCCGAAAAAAGCTCGATATAACCAATACCAGACAACTCCCGTAGTAGTTCGGTAGTGGTAATTTTGAGTGTGCGAAGTGGAAAAACGTCGGATTCGACCAACTTCGGATGAGCGTTAAAGTAGCCCTCATCGTCGCTGTGGTTCAGCAGCCCGACCGCCAGCAAACCGGCTTCGGCACTGACCGTTGATAGCTTTTCATCGCGCCAGAATTCAGGCTTGATGGTTCTTATTCGCGCCATTTTTGCGCCTTTAAAAAAAAAGCCTTAGGCGAGACTCTCATCCGTTTGGATGTTGGCGGACTGGCAGGTACCAGCAGAGTCCCGTCTAAGGCTTACCTGTACACGCCGCCAAGCGTGGGTCAATCATACCTAATTTTTCCTCATTTGAACCAGCTCGGCATCAATACTTGTAGCTGCCAAATTCGCTGCTGCGGCAGCTTTTCGCCCCATTGACTAATTGCCTGTCTTGTAACGCCTAGCAATCTGGCAAGTTCTGACGCGCTGCCAGCTAGATTGATTGCGGTTTTAGTATCCATGCGCGGATTTTAAGCTAGATTAAATTATTTTGCAAAGATAGCTTGACTTTGCGGTTAAGCTCGCTTAACATGGGAACCGTATTAGATGACAACGCCCTGACGGGTCTTTTTAAGGAGAATCAAAATGTCAAAGAAATATCTCTCTTGCGCCGAAACTGCAAAGCTCGTTCGGACAGCTCTTAAAGAAGCATTTTCCGGTGTGAAATTTAGCGTCCGCAGCAGCGTGTATAGCGGCGGCGCTAGCATCAACGTCGGCTGGACCGATGGCCCATCTGCCGATCAAGTTAAAGGCATTGTCAGCGCGTTTGAGGGTTCGTATTTTGATGGCATGACTGACTACAAAGGCATCAACTACAGCAGCCTAGACGGTCAAGAAGTGCGATTCGGTGCTGATTTTATCTTCGTCAACAGACAATTCACTGCGCCGTATCTAACAAGGGCGGCTAGCTTTGTTTTGAACTACTACGGCTTAGATAATGAGGTTGTAATCGACAGCGGCAACAAGTACAGCGGCGCGTACATTAAATCGGTCAACAACCTGCCAGCCAGCGAAGCACGGGGTTTTAGCGCTTACGATATTCAGCGCAGAATCAATGAAGAAGCCAGCAAGTACAGCGCAGACGATGCCGCCGAAAGCGCCACGCTAAACCGGGTCGGCTTTCTGGGCGACGATGGCTACGGTTATGGCGCTGTTGGCCGGATCGCAGCATAAAGTGTTGACAGCCAGCGTAAAGCTGGCTTACAATCAAACCATGCCGGAAACGGTCTATTAAGAGAGAAAATTAAAATGAACGCAAACCAAATCGCCGCCTTCCCAAACGCCGAATATGGCGTTACTTCCTTAGTCACCAAAATTTCAAAAGGCTACGCCGTCACGTTGTTTGATGACGATGCTGAATTGACTGTGGGATATGTGACTATCTATCCGTTCAACATGATGGCAGAAGCGATTCAATATGCCCAAAAAATTGCAGGCGTTTAATAAGTCTTTTTAGGGAACAGCCATGTACACAGTTGAATACTACGACGATGCCGACCAGCGCCCAACTTGGTGCGTGGTCGAGTGGACTACCAAAGAAAACCAGAAAACCGGCAAAACAATCGAACGCTGCGGCACGCAGGCAGAAGCAGAATCCTTCGCTGTTGCTTATATGTTGATTGACCGCTTGACAGTAATGTAAACCTAGCTTAATATCTACCCATGCCCTCACGGGTCTTTTAAGGAGCTTCAAATGTTCATTGACTTCGTTATCCTCCCCTCCGATTTCAACGACACCACGATCACCTTCGTGGCCGAAACCACCGCAGCCAAAGCCCGTTTCGACGGCGCAATCAGCATCCAGGTACGCAAAAGCGCGGCACCCAGCTTGGCCGACCAGCTCGAGGCGCAAGGCTTTACGGTGCGCACAGCATGAACCGCGAACCTAGCGACCTCGTCCTGGCACTGGCGGCAGTCTGTATCGCCGCCGTTCTGTACCCACTGCTGTGGGTCGCAATGGCGATCTTCTAATGCGCGGCCTAATTAAATTCTTCGATGCGCTGGCACTGATCCCGATGTTTATCTTGGGGTTTGTGCTGGTGGCGGCGCTCGGCGAAAAGCCCGAACCCGCAATAGAAACAATAGAAACACCCGTAGCTGAAGCACCCGTAATTGAAGTAGCAGCACCAATGGAAAATGCAGCCGCAACCGTCAAACCCGCCTCAGTAGGGCAAGAAATAATGGTGCAGCCATGACACAACAACAATTTTATGAAACCGTACAGCGAGCAGAGGAATATATGGAAAACACATTCTTTAAAGTTTATAAGGCGATCAACGCAGTGCAAACTGATTTGGCGACCGTCGGCATTACAAAAGACCGCAGAAACCAACAAGGGTCTGGTTACAATTTTCGCGGCATTGATGATGTTTACAACACAATTGCGCCGCTGTTGGCAAAGCATGGTTTGTGCATTTTGCCCCGTGTATTAGCCCGTGAAGTAACTGAACGTCTTAGCCAAAAAGGCGGTGCGCTGTTTTATGTCACGGTTGAAGTCGAATTCGATTTTGTGTCCGCCGAAGATGGCTCAAAACACGTTGTTAAAACATTTGGCGAAGCAATGGACAGTGGCGACAAGGCCACAAATAAAGCAATGTCAGCCGCTTACAAATATGCTTGTTTTCAGGCATTCAGCATTCCTACGGAAGCGGATAACGATGCCGATGCCAGCACCCATTCGGTTGTTGTTGTAGATATAACCGACCATTTGTCAGCCATTGAAGCATCTGCCAGCAGCGACGAATTAGCCGCAGTATTTAAGACTGCTGTAGAGGCTTGTGGCAACAATCAACATTTATTAGCTCAAGTTATTGCAGCAAAGAAAACCCGTGTCGAACGCGCTAAAAAGGAAAAAGCAAATGGATGAGCAACGCACAGAAGATTGGTTCGCAGCCAGGCTAGGTAAGGTCACCGCGTCTCGCGTGGCCGACGTACTAGCCAGGACCAAAACCGGATACAGCGCCAGCCGCGCTAATTACCTGACCCAGCTTGTATTAGAACGGGTCACCGGCACCAAATCCGAAGGGTTTACCAGCGCCGCAATGCAATGGGGTATCGATCAGGAACCGTTCGCTAGGGCGGCTTACGAAGCCTCTAAGGGCGTTTTAGTGGATGAAGTGGGTTTCATACCGCACCCAACCATCGAAGCCTCTGGTGCCTCGCCTGACGGCTTGGTGGGCGCTGACGGCATGGTCGAGATTAAATGCCCTGACAGCAAGACCGCGCTCGAATGCTGGTTGTCAGCCGATCCAGTGGAATCCAAGTATTTCACGCAAATGCAGTGGCAAATGGCCTGCGCTGGACGGTTCTGGTGCGATTACGTTGTATTCGACCCACGGATGCCAGCCAAAGCGCAACTCTTTGTCTACCGCGTCGAGCGTGATGATAAGTGGATCAAGGAAACAGAAATTGAAGC